CGTTGCTAACACAGCTTTGACTCCTAATACCATGAGCATTATTGCAACATATGCTAATTCTTCAACAACAAGAGTACAAAGTCTCAGTGATCATACTCTTGAAATATTTGGAACAGGTAACGTATTGCCAAATAGTACTCCAGCATTTGCAACATTCAATACTGCATATGCTGCTAATACATATGGCGGACAACCTTACCCAATAGTAACAATTAATAACGCTTAATCATGAGTACAATAGGCGCCGCTAAGATTCAAAATCCTGAAACAGAAATTGCAATTCTTCATGTGCAAGTTAAAAACATTGAAGAAAAAATTTCTGATGTAAAGGATGATATCAAAGAAATAAAAGCTTCAATTCAGGAAAATTCTGAAAGACAAATGAAACTACTTGAAGCTACTAGAGACGCCAGTGAAGAAGCACATTCATCATTATCTAAAAAAATATCAGCACTTGAAAAGTGGAGATGGATGATGATGGGAGCAGGTATAGTAATTGGTTCGTTGGGTTTCGACACTCTATCAAAACTGTTAAAGTAAACAACAAGGGGAATTATTCCCCTTGTTTTACTAAGTAATTTACCTTTTTTTGCACCACATCAAAATTTATCATATTAAATAACCCAGGATGTAATGGTTTAGGAAAATTACCTAAATTTACCCATGCATATCCCAAATGTTCTTCATTTAACTTAGGGATAAATTCATCTTGAATCTCACAAAAAAAGGTATGATAGATAAAATTATGATTTTCAAACTTTTGTAACGGCACTAATTTTGCATTAGCAGGCCAATATTCTAATTCTTCAATACATTCTCTTTCTAGTCCATCAAATAAAGTTTCGGTATCTTCAATTTTACCTCCCGGAATTCCCCAACAGTAATTTTTACTATCGTTCCGTAAAAGGTATAAGAATCTATTTGTGTTTTTACTGTAGAAAAAAACACCTGCTGACACATTGAAACAAGACATTTAAATCACTATACTAAAATCACCTGCTTCATAATAACCGTCATATGATTTAACCCATTCTTGATCTACAAATCTATATTGCACGTTAGTAGTAAGATTGGTTACATATTCAATTGTAGTCGTTGCTTGAGAATCAAAAGAAACTTCCCATTCTCCTAATCCGCCATTGTACTCAATAATATCATTTGCGTTTGCAACTATATCACCCCAAGCTGTGGTTGGTTCAGAACCACCCATATTCTCAACAATCAAATATCTTTTTCCGTTAACAGGCGCCGGTAATCCAGCCCCTGGGCCAGTTACTAGTGGATTTATTATGCTATCCACTGGATCTAATGTGTTTGATGGTAATGTGTCAGGGTCAATATTATAGATTAGTAATCTATCATCATCTGGATCATAATCAATAGTACCCACGATATCATTGTCCATATATGGATTCTGTAACCATATTTGAGATATACCTGGTCTTACTGTACCATACAAGTTTAAATTTGAATGCCAATACAATGATGTATCAGGTGGTGTTGGTAAATCAAATGTGCTATTAGGAGGAACAAAGGGTTCGTTCTCTGGTAATAATTGTAATCTATCACCTAACAACAATACTTTATATCCATAAGGAGTAATTTTTTGTCTGGTACCTAACAATAGATCATCATCTTTCATATCCAATAATGCAGAGCCTTTGTAAATTGATGCGATAATTTTTTGAATTACTCCCATCTTCTTAAGTTTAGCAGGTGTACTTATCCATATTGGCATATAGAATTTCCAACTCAATACATCAATTGGATTAGCTGTGCCTTGTGGAATCGATCTTGATGAAAAAGTTAATCCGTCTTGAAAAACAACAGACAATGAAGTCCAATCTAAGAAATTTTCAGTACTTTGAATTTCAAGAGCAGGATTAAACAATGCACCTAATTGTTCTATCAACTCTAATTTTTGATTGTAGTTTGTAGTCCAAAAATCTACAGTTATTCTCAATGTGTAGGGTACTGGCATTAATCTTTCAACACTAAATGCTTGACCTTGTGTTGTTTCATAAGATTGTGTAGTGCTATTGTATGTACGTTGTCTTACTACTGTTTTATCTACGAAAGTGGGATCTTGGGTACGGCGTTGATCGTATTCTAAACCAGTTATGTAATAGGTAATCATAGGTGCGCTTGGAAGATTACTTGCACTGTTATTTGCAATAATGGTTGCTGCTTGTCTACTGCTATCACCGTACATAATAGGCACACGAACTAAGATTTCATTGCCGTCTGGATCTTTTCCCTTGGTTACATACCAATTTGAAAAGATTTTCGCAAACTGTATCAAAAATCTGCGAATTTGGGAATCATAAAAGAAATCTGCCAATTTGTCACCTCAATAATAAAGTATTTATAGTAATCAGTTTTCTGAAATTATTAAGTAACCGGTGGTATAGGATCAAATGGTTGTGTTAATATCGTAGACAATGCTTGTCTGCTTGGTATAGTAGATCCATCAGTCAATGTAACCTGATCTCTATTATTGATAAAGGTAGATAGTAAGTTTTTACTTTCATAACTATATCCAGTTGGAGTTCTTACATTTTCAGAGATTTTTACCCATAACCTACCACTCCAACGATACAATATATTAGGTTTGTAATCAATTCTAAGGAAATAATCACCTACTTCTGGGTTTTGCGGGAAAGCTAATCCTGTACCTACAGGGAATCCGTTAGGAGCATTTCCGTCTCCTGTTAGATACCCTTGTGTATAGTTAAAGTTTAATGGACTATATCTACTTATGAATTGGAATGCAGGATCAGCATCTGCTCTAAAGTCCATCTGTGGAGTTATTGTTCCAGTAAACCCAGGAGCAGTAGGATCTTGATCAGCAGTTGCAAATGTGTTATCTGCTGTACCATATGGTCCTGTTATTGCGCCTAAAGATTTTACACTAATCATATAAGTACCTTCAACTGCGCCTGAATTTGTTCCTATTCTTTCAGGTGGTTGAACTGCGATCTTTAAAGCCGCATGTACAAACTTATCTAATTTATCCGATATGTCCATGTCAACCGTCATATCATAGATGTTTTTAAAAGTTTGTTTTGGGACTCTAATTGCAGGACTAGATTTTTTATATTTAGGATTGTGCATCATCATCACAACCCCAGGTGGTCCATTACTTGAAATTGTCAAGTTTATAGGAGGAGCCGGTTGTCCAATCTTCCCAGACAATTGTGTATTTGTTTCCCATTCACCGTAAATAGGCACAACATATAAGTTTGTATTGTTGTACCCAGACAACGGAACAATTCTATTTGCTTCTTCTAGTTGAGCATTGTTAATTGAGATATTTGTGTTGTAAGTTGAAAGTATATCGCTAAGTGTTTCACCTGTATCAAGCTCCCAATATGTAGGATTAGGAGGACTTTCTCCTGCTGGAACTTCTGCAATAGAAATATAATTCTTATCTCCAAACGTTACTGTATAACCAGCAGGATATGTTTTTGTTGAATCCCAAGTTCCTAAGAAGTTATCAGTTTCAACTGGCTGCTGAAGTATCTGACTAAACTCTTGGCTATTAACCAATTTCTCACATTTAATACGCCACAAGTGCGGGAACCAAGTTTGACTAAAACCCTCACTTGCAAAATTTGCATCTGTTATTTGATAGAAACGTTTTAGTGCAACAGGTATGGTTTCTTTTAATGGGTTGTAATCTAATAAATGCGGTAATTCAATAACATCACCGACCATCAACTTTCTACCTATTATGTCTATCATGTCGTTATAATGAACTGTGATAAAAAGGATGTCGTTGTTCAAAAACAAACCAAACTGACTTAAATCAAAATCTAAATTCTGTACGTTATAATGCCCTCTTAATCTATAAATGTTGTCGTCATAAGTTCTATCACGGTTTTCCAAAAACAATAGGTCTTGAATGTTGGTAGGACTAAGATTTGCGTAGTCAGGTTGTGTATAATCTATCGATGGGCCTTGATTAGTAGGACCCAAATATTTGTGTATATACAGATCGGTTCCACCAACGGTCAATTGTTCACTAATGGTTCTATCAAAAAAACGATAATCGTTTTGCTTATTTTGTCTATACAGGCTAAGTTTTGGCATAATGTATTTATCTGAGACTCTTGACAATAAATACCAGGTGTTATACAATCAATCTTAAACGTTATAAAACGGAGTAAAAATGCCTCGTAAAGCAGCAAAACAAGTCGATACCTCAGTTGTCAAGGCTCTTGATCCCAGAGATCCTGATACCAAGTACATGGGTGAAGAACCACTGTTTACTGTTCAGCCTAACGAAGCCACGCGAAAGATTAGTCTGGTCAAAGGCTTCAATTGGTATGGAAGGTTCTACGGGCGTAAAGACGCTAAAGAACTGATTTGCCAATATCTTGACCTTACCGACAAAATTGACAAGGCAAAGTTGTTTCGCAAGGTAGATGAACGTGATATTACTATCACTACAGCGTGGCTTGCTCGCATGAGCCTTCGCGGTCTGGTTCTGTCAAAAGAAGAATCGGACATGATTGAAAAAGAAATTGATGCATTGATCACACCCGTCAAGAAAGAAGCAAAAGTTTCTAAGACGGGAGGCACAAAGCCCGAAGTCAAAGAAGCTCCCAAGCATAACGTGCAAGAAGTTATGCGTGAACGTGCCCGTGAGGCTGCTGGAGAACTTGAAGGTGTTCTGGACGACTATATTCTTTCTGGTGCAAAGGCAACGCATACTCTGCGCCCGATTGACACCGTAGCAAAGTTTAATGTTCTTCCTCAACACATTTCTATCATCAGTGATGTTTGGAAGAAAAAGCAAACTGAGTTTGAAGAAGTGCTGAAGGGAACCGATGCACAATTGGTTCAGGGTTATAATCATTTCACTCGTACCCAACTCAAAAACATTTCCAAGTTTATTGATCAAGTTTTGGGTGATTTGAATAGCTACATTAGCGTCAAGAAGGCATCAAAGGCACCGCGTAAGCGTAAGGCAGTTCCTGTCGAGAAGCAAGTTGCCAAGATGAAGTTTTTGAAGGAATTCAAGGACACTGCAACGAAACTGGATCTGGTAAGTTTGCACCCTGTCAAACTTCATGGAGCAAGTGAATGCTATCTCTACGATACAGCCAAGCGCAAGTTGATCTATATGGTCGCTGATGAATACAGCAAAACCTTCTCAGTGAAGGGCACTACGTTGCTCGGGTTCGACAATATCAAGAGTCAGACCAAAACACTGCGTAAGCCTGCTGAACAAATTGCACAAATTCTGAAGTTGGGTAAGCCTGCTGGACGTAAGTACTTCGGTGACATTCGTGCTGTAGCAACTACACCGAATGGACGTACTAACGAAAACATGATTATCCTTAAAGCTTGGTAATCAACGACCTCTACAGTAAAATGTAGAGGTTATTTTTTGTGGAGAAAATATGCAAATCGACTTAAATAAATATCAGCACTTCGTAGAAGCTGTTACCAGTAAGCCTAGCAAAGACGTTGCCGTACTGATTCAGCGTCTACACGATCTATCTCAGGAACCCGATCTTAATATCAGTCTATTGATG